GGAAGGAAGCCGTAGAAGAATTCGTGGACAAGATCCCGGACAGCACCTGCCGCATCGTACTGCGGCTGCGCTACATCGAGCTGCTCAAGTGGCCGCAGATACTCGACCGGCTGGCCGACACACCCTACGCCTACAGTGAGCGAGCCCTGTTCAACATACACGGCCTGGCGCTGAACGAGGCGAGGAAGATATGGAACAGCAGAAAGGAGTGGGACGTATGACCACCGCACCCCTGGTATGGAACGTGTACATAGGGGACTGGAACCACAAGCAGATCAAGGTGCACAACATCTTCGAGCACGGCCGCTTCGCCAAGGACGTGGTGAAGACGCTGAGGAAGGCGGAGAAGGACTGGAAGCAGACGGGTGAGCTGGACTGGCTGGCCCTGTCCGAGGGGGTCCGGCGCGACTTGATGTACTACTACTGGAGCAAGTGCGAGTGGGAGGTAGTTGTGTCGGAGTGGCCGCCCAGAGAGAAGGGCGGCGAGACCAAGATAGATGTATACGAACAGGTGCGTCTCAACTGGGACGTGTTCCTGCAGTACCTTTGGGAAGAAAGGAAGGAGCTGTACAAATGGGTAAAGACTTGGTAAACCACCCGGAGCACTACACTGCCGGTAAGGTGGAGTGCATCGACGCGCTGGAGGCTGCGACCACGGGACTGGAAGGACTGGAGGCCATCTGCACGGGGAACGCCATCAAGTACCTGTGGCGGTGGAAGCACAAGAACGGCGTGGAGGATTTGAAGAAGGCCCGGTGGTATCTGAACCGGCTGATCGCCTCCCTTGAAAATACCAAATCCGCGCGGCAGGACCCTGTCACAGAGACGACAGCAGAGACCGAGCTCAAGGAAATGCTCCATTTCTTCCGCGGCCCGGACAGGAAGTACGTGCCCTCCGCCCATCCCCTGCTGATGTACGTATTCGAGGACGGGAAATGCGTGGGGTACTACGCACCAGATGGGCTGACGAAGAAGGCAAACGACCGCCTTGAAGAGATCATGAAGCACTGCCCAAGCGCCGACCCTGCCACGGTTATCTGGATGCTCGTGGAGGGTTTGTGGATATGAAGATCATAGAACCGTACGCACAGATACTCGTCAGCGACACCAGCTACGACCCGATGCGCTGCATCGAGATCGCCGGGCGCACGTGCTACAAAAGCGAGGACAAGATCACCCCGGACAGCGCACCGGAGTTCGTGGGCCGGATGATCAAGTCAGGACACGGCGCCATGCTGGAGCACGGCAGCCTCCTCCTCCAGACAGAGCCGGAGATATTCGACCTGATCTCCACGGTGGACTGGGCCATGCGCAGCAGCGGGGCGCACAGCTACCTCCGCTTCACCCGGGCCGACGACGTGATCTCCGGGAACGTGAGAGCGTGGCGGGAATTCCTCACCGAGCTCTACCTGACCGGCAAGTACGGCGAGGCGGTGTTCCCGGAGGCGTTCTTCCCGCTGCTCACAGAATACCCGGGCCTATTCCCTGAGCTGGTGGAACGCTTTCCCGCCGCGGCGGAGAGTGAGAGCGGCGTGAGTAAGATCACCCACGCGGACCAGCTGGCCCGTGAGAGCCGCTTCGTTCACCAGTACGTTATGACTCGGTGGGTATGTGATCGCGGAGTAAGCCACGAGCTGGTGCGTCACAGACCGGCGTCCTTCGCCCAGGAGAGTACGCGCTACTGCAATTACAGCAAGGACAAGTTCGGCGGTGAGCTGTCGTTCATCCAGCCTGCGTTCACCGGAGAGCTGGACCCGGAGGTGTGGCGGCTGACCATGCGTCAGACGGAGCTGGCCTACCTGGAGCTCACCAAGCTGGGTGTGAGACCGGAGATCGCTCGGTCGGTGCTGCCCAACTCCCTCAAGACAGAGGTGATCGTGACCGCCACGCTGGAGGAGTGGCAGCACATCCTCGACCTGCGCTGCTCGGAGGCGGCGCATCCGCAGATACGTGAGCTGGCGCTCCAGCTCAAGGCGCCTTTGGAGGAAGTGATATGGGAAAATGGGTTGACCTCGGTGCTCCGAACCCGGTAGGCTACTGCCTCTACCACCATGCCACGCTCTCCGTACGTCAGCTGCAGCGCAAGGAATGTCTCAAGAAGGGTTGCAAGTGCCTCTCCAAGCGGGAGGCACACCCCTTCTGGGAGGAGCAGGCCAAGCGCAGGGAGCAGAGGCGGGAGCGCAAGGCAAGGTTGGAGGAGCAGTACAGACAGATCACAGGAGGGGCAGAGGAGGCAGACGCATGATCATCACAGTTGGCAAGTCGCGCCGGGACACCAAGTGGCGCGGCGTGGATATGACGTGGAACGAGCTCACCGCAAGGCTGGGCTCGTTCACACGGACCCCGGAGACCATGAGAGAGTACCGTGGCATGAGTCGGGAGGAGCAAGGCGCGGTCAAGGACATAGGTGGGTTCGTTGGCGGCCGCATCGACGGCGGTCGGAGGCTTAATCGCGCGGTTGTAGATCGTTGCGTGGTGACTTTGGACGCCGACCACGCAGAGAAAGACGTGCTTGATACGATCATGTGGGAGTGCGGGTGGATGGAGTGGTTCTGCTACTCGACCCACAGCCACACCCCGGAGGAACCGAGGCTGCGCTTCGTGTTCCCCCTGACCCGGACAGTGACAGCAGAGGAGTACGAAGCCGTAGCCCGTCAGCTCGCAGACAAGATCGGCATCGACATGATGGACCCGACGACGTACCAGGCTGCGCGTCTCATGTACTGGCCGTCGTGTAGCCGAGACGCCGAGCCGGTGACGAGGCACAACGAAGGCGAGTGGACAGACCCCGACCTCGTGCTCGCTCAGTACGGAACGGGTGACGCGTGGAGAGATGTGTCCCTCTGGCCGAGGGGCAAGTCGGAGGGAGAGATCAGGGTACGTGACGAGCGCCTTGCCGGAGACCCGGAGAGCAGGCCCGGCATCGTCGGTCTCTTCAACCGGACGTACGATGTAGTGTCAGCTATCGACACGTTCCTCCCGGATGAGTACGTGCCGGGTGACCATGGCCGCTACACCTATGCGAAGGGGAGCACGGCCAACGGAGCTGTGGTATATGATGATGGCCGCTTCCTGTATAGTAACCACGCCACAGACCCGGCCTCCGGTGTGCTGTGCAACGCCTTCGACTTAGTGCGGCTGCACAAGTTCGGGGCATTGGATGTCAACGGCGAGGTGGGTGAGATCACCCAGCGCGCCTCGTACAAGGCGATGTGCGAATTCGCTGCGGAAGACGCAGGGGTGAAGAAGCAGTTAGCCGTGGAGCGTATGTCCATGGTAGATGATCTACTGCCCGGTGGTACAGAGGAAAATCGCGCGGCAGAACCGGAGATGGGCGGCGCGGATGGACGGGATGAAGCTGCGCAGGACTGGATGGATAGGCTCACAGTGAACAGGAAGACCGGAGAATGCGATCCAACCATAGGAAACGCCGTGCTCATACTAATGAATGACCCGTCACTGTCCGGAGGTGTGGCGTTCAACGAACTCAAAGGACGGCCCGTGATACGAAAACCTGTTCCGTGGCACCCAGTTGTGACAGACGCACGGAATGGAGACAACTGGAAGGACGCAGACGACTCCCAGCTGCGCCTATACATGGAGAGGAAGTGGAAGCTCGTCGGCAGAAACCAGATTCAGGACGCCGTGAACGTGGTGCTGGATCGTAACGCGTTTGACCCGGTTCGGGAATACCTCGACTCGCTGACGTGGGATGGGGTCGAACGCATAGAGACGTTGCTGTGTAGGTATATGGGCGCGGAGGATAACCCATACGTGCGGGCAGTTACTCGTAAGTGGATGTGCGCCGCAGTCAAACGAATCTACCAGCCCGGATGTAAATTTGATCATGCGCTCGTGCTTGCCGGTCCGCAGGGTATAGGCAAGTCAAACCTCGGAAGGAAGCTCGGGCGTGGATGGCACACCGATTCGCTGGGTCGGTTGGATAACAGCCGTGAAGCTATGGAGAGACTGGCCGGGAAGTGGATCGTGGAAGTAGCCGAGCTCGCTGCGTTGAAGCGCAGTGAAGTGGAGGACGTGAAGACCTTCATCACGAAGGAGGTAGACGATTACAGGAAGGTCTACAATCACCACAACGGGGACTACAGACGCCGGTGTGTGTTCTACGGCACCACCAACAACGCCGAATTCCTGAGTGACAGAACCGGGTCTCGCCGATTCTGGATCGTGGATGTGCCCGGCATAGACCACGGATGGCTGCGTGGACTTGATGAAGAAGTGGATCAGCTATGGGCAGAGGCCGTGGTACTCATGCGCCGTGGAGAGGTGCTTGAGATTACGGATGAAGCTATCCTCGCCTACGCCAAGGAGGTACAGGAGAACCACTCATACACCGACGTGCTGGTCGATGAGATACACACCTTCCTCGAGACACCCAGACCCGCGCGTTGGTATGACATGTCGAAGGACGACCGCCGCAGATGGTGGGTAAAGTACGGAGCTTGCCCGGAGAACGCAGGAGAGCCATGCACGTTGACGTTGGACAAAGTATGCGCGCCGGAGATTTACTACGAGTTGTGTGGAGAAAACCCAGCACAGGGCGGTGGAAACAATCTCGTGTACCGGAACATCCGGAACATCCTGAACACCACACCGGGATGGATTAAACGTCCGGGGAAGACGCGAACCGCCTATGGCGTCCTCGTCGTGTGGGAGCGCACCTCGTGAAAAAGGTGTTGCCGTAGAGTCTACGGCAACACTACGGCAACACCCTACGGCAACAGGGTCAAACCATTGATATTCCTACAAAAATTAGACTTTGTTGCCGTTGTTGCCGTAGAATATAAAGAATTCTCTGAGGTAAAAAACAGCATTTCAAATACGTGTTTTTTCAAATATAAAACATAGGAAAATAACGGCAATAACAGCAACACGGCAACATGGAAAGGAGAACGACATGGAGACAAGCATCCAGTGGCACGACGCGAAGGAAGAGCTTCCGAAGAAGAGCAAGGATTATCTCGTTGCACACCGATGGCCTGTACTCAATGATGTGGTGGTCGTCAGGTTCGCGCATTACTTCTGTAACCGAGACACGGAATCCGGGTGGTACGTTGATTCCGACTCCGACAGTATGGATGATGTGTGGGAGCTCGGAGGGGAAGTGCTGTTGTGGGCAGACGCGCCTGAACTTCCTCCCCTCCCCTTTGATCACGTTATCTGGTATCGCGTAGGTACATGATGTATGGAACTGGAACGTGATGTTGAGACCTATCTGGTACGCAAGGTTGAAGAACTCGGTGGGCTGTGCATGAAGTACGGTGTAGACGGATGGCCGGACAGAATCGTGCTTCTCTCCGGCGGGCTCACGATCTGGTGTGAGCTCAAGCGATGGAATGGTACGCTTGCCCCACTACAAGAGCACAGGATGTTTGAGCTGATGAAGCGTGACCAGATAGTGCGTGTCGTCTGGAGCAAGCAGGATGTGGACGACATGCTGAGCGAGATATAAAAAAGCCCCGGAGCTGATTCGCTCCGGGGCTTTTCATGTGTCGTGGTTATTGGGTGGGTGGGTTGACCTTCCAGTACTCGTCCGTGTAAATCGTGTCGATCGCTGTCTTGGACACCTTGAACACTTTGGCCAGCACGAACTCCATCTCACGCATCTGGTCGTGCTTGCTCAGCTTGGTCTCCCAGTGTCCGTCTCGCAGGTAGGCGTTGCACATCATGCGGTAGCGCTCGATGTATTCTTCCTTAGTCATGTGTTGTCACCTCCTTTCGTCAGGCAGGTAATACGTGTCGCAGTCGAAGCTCAGGTCAGAGACGGAGATGATGCAGTCGAGACCTTTGAGCCTCTCCATATTACGGGCGCAGTCGGGATGCTTGCAGGCATCCGGGTTTTCACACCAGCAGTACGTGATGTCCTCGGGCAGGGTCATGCTATCGCCACCTTTCTGCGGCAGTGCGTTTTTTGCCATGGCTTTGTGGGTGGGATCGGTTCGTGTGTCTCAAGGCATCGAGCTTTTCTCGGATACTCGAGACAGCAAGCGCAATCGTACGGCGGAATCTTTGCGACTCTGTACCCTTGTCGCTTGGCCTCCTCTTTCAGTTCGGGCAGTGTCATTCC